GCTCGTGACCTACAGTTGGTGGCGGGTGAGATGACCAAGGACTATGCGATGTGCGACAAGTGTCATCAGGTGATGTTGTAACGGAGATCCCCATGTTGTATCAAACAGTTAGACCTACCTCCCTGGAAGAAGTGGTTGGGAATGAGGAGACCATTGGTGCCCTGAGTCGGACGCTTAAGGGCACCATGCGTCCCCACGTGTATCTGTTGCATGGGCCGTATGGATGTGGTAAGACAACACTTGCCCGCATTATGGCGAAGATGTTTGGTTCGTCTGAGCGTAGCACTTTTCTATATAATGCGGCGAACACTCGTGGGATCGATACAGTGCGTCAGATTCTTGACCACTGTCGTATGACGGTAATTGATGGGAAGCCCAAGACGTTCATACTGGATGAGAGTCATCAGTTGACGCCAGCGGCACAAGAGGCCCTGTTGGATATCACGGACAGTCCTCCGGATGATGTGTACTTCATCTTCTGTACGACAGCGCCCAAGCAGATCATCAAGGGTATTCGGAATCGATGCACAGACTATGTAATGCAGAGGTTGTCGTTTACTCAGACGATGGAGGTGCTGCATCGAGCTTGTGATTCACAGCAGCTGGATGTGGACAAGAAGATCCTTGAAGCGGTGGCGATGGTTGCGGATGGGTGCTCACGTGAGGCGCTGGTTTATCTAGAAAAAGTCCAGGACGAAACGGATCTGGATACAGCGATTCGATTGATCGTGAGAGGTACGGAGAAGGATTCAAACATCATCGAGCTGGGCAAGATGTTGTTGCGGGTTCCGGAGAAACGTAAGCGGGATTGGAAGAAGATTCTGAATCTGTACTACATCATTGAGGATGAACCAGAAAGGCTTAGAAAGGCACTTCTGACATTCTTTTTGACGAACCTTCGCAAGTGCAACAGCGTAGAAGATGCAGAGGACATCGCTAAAATGATTCGGATTTTCTCTGTGAGCGTGTATTATGGTGGCAAGAGTGCCTTGGCAGCTTTGATTGTGAAGGCGTGTTTCGGGGAGGATTGAGATGGGTCAGCCGATGAAGGGCAACAAGAAGCGGAGACGTGCGGCACGGAATGAGAGAAAGAAAACGAGAATGGTACGACGTTAGTCAATCTATCAGGATTTGGAGGATTAGTTATGGCAAGACGAGGCAGAGATCGTACAGCGGCAATCGAGAACGAGCAGCGTGAGGTCAACAATCGTGGTGGGTCCAAGTACTTCTATGTGGATACAGCGAAGCTGGATCGTTTGGGCATCTCGCAGTACAAGACAGAGAACGGGCCGAACGCGATTCGGGTCATCTCTCCGAAGTTCGACACGTATGATGAGCTTCCTTACTTCGGTAGGAAGGTGTACATCCATACGAAGATCGGTGCGGATGAGAGTACCTTCATCTGTCTGCGGAAGATGTATGGTGAGCCGTGTCCGGTGTGTGAACTGTACGAGCAGATGAAGGAGAAGAATCCGAATGACGAGGCGCTGAAGGATCTGGCTCCGAGACTGCGATACCTGTTCTTCGTGGTGGATATCAAGAGCAAGGACACAGAGGCCAAGGGTCTGCGTTGGTATGATGCTCCAGTGGTTGTCAACGACAACATTGCCGAGCTGTCACAGGATCGGCGTGCGGGTATCATCGATCCGAGTGATCCGGATGAGGGGCGGGACATTGAGTTCACTCGTTCCGGGTCTGGTCTTGGGACGAAGTACAAAGGCTTCCGGTTCTACGAGAATGAGCCTATTCCGGATGACTGGCTGGATGATGCGCCTGAGGATTTCGAAGCAGTCCTGAAGAAGCCTACGTATGATGAGGTGGCTCAGGAGGTGAATGGGGCAGCTCCTCGTGCTCGTTCCGAAAGTGGTGGACGTGAGCGTAGTCGTCGGTCACGTGGTGCGAGTGAGGGCAATGAGCGTCGTCGGTCACGTGGTGCGGAAGATACTCCGGAAGAGACGGTGGTCGAGGAAGAGACTACGGAACGTCGTCGCCGGTCACGTGGTGCGGAAGAGGCTCCCAGTCGTGAGCGTAGTCGTCGGGGTGAGGATGCAGGACCTTCTGACGATGTGCAGGACAAGGTGAATGCTATTGTGAATGAGGATGATCAAGATGACTGAGCAGGAGCTGAAACAGCACCTGAGTGAATTTCGCGGTCAACTCTCCATTGATCCTGATGGTCTGGAACAGGAGTGTGTTCAACAACCACTCCTGTTCTGTCAAATTGGGGAGTTGGCAGCTGAGGCACGAGCAGACGCCAAGAAGGCCAAAGAACACGTGGAGTATGTCAAGGCCCAGTTGAAGGGTGAGATGCGTTCGAATCCCAAGACCTATGGGCTGGAGAAGGTGACAGACAAAGCGATTGAGGCAGCGGTCCAAGCGCATGAAGATACACAGCGGGTGATCGGTGAGTACATCGAGGCCAACAAGGCAGCGGATGCTCTGTCTATTCTCCAGACGGCAGCGGAGCAGCGGAGAGCTATGCTGAAGAACTTGGTGGAGCTGGTCGTGCATCGATACTACAATTCAGGTGACGTGAGTTCGATGAAGGGACGCAAGAGCGAGAACCACATGGAGGCAATCGTGGAACTTCGGAATCGAAATCGTCGGCAAAGAGATCGAGATGACGAGGACACAGTGTACGAGGGTTAGTATGCCAAGAAAGAAGAAAAGCGACATTTGTGATGAGGTCGAATCACTGTCACAGGAATGTGACTTGTTGGATCTGCCTCCAGTAGAGGATTGGATTCAGACTGGCTGTACTCAGTTGGACTTGGCAGTTGCCAATCGGTTCCCTGGAGGTCTACCAGCTGGACGCATCACACAGATCTATGGTGGTAGTAGTACGGCTAAGAGTCTGTTCGCCTATACCACCATGGGCTATGCTCAGCGTTCAGGCTATGAGACTTACTACGATGACACAGAGCGGTCGATCAATCCGGAATTCACCACCATGTGTGGGATGGACATGCGGCATCCGAAGTTCCACCTGTGGCATTCGGAGACGATTGAAGAGTTGTTCGACAAGAACATTGGTGGCTTGGTAGCTTCGGCTGAGAAGTTGAGGAAGGATGGCAAGGAAATTCCGAAGAAGCTGGTGGTGGTGGACAGTATCACTGTGTTGCCTGCGGAGATTGAGCAGGACAAGAAGATGGATGAACAGGGATACGGAGCATATCGCGCCAAGCAGATTCACCTTGGGTTGAGATCATGGGGACGTCGTGCGTTAGATGCAAACATCACCATCCTGGTGATCGATCAGACACGTGCGAATGTGAAGTCTCCCTTTGCGTCTGAGACCACAGTGGGTGGATTGGGTTTGGAGTTCTGGTCGTCCGTGCGTATTTACCTGAAGGGCAAGGCCAAGATTCAGAATGCGAAGAAGGTGAACATTGGCACGTGGGTGGACTCTACGGTGGTCAAGACTAGGTTCGGTCCTGCGTTCCGTGGTGGGCTGTTCCGTATTCAGTATGACTATGGTCTGGATGACATCTCTTCGAATCTGGTTCTGTTGGCTAAGTGCCAAGGGTGTACTGATAAAGAGCTGATGCTACTTACCACGAAGGTGCAGTTCAAGGGTGAGGAGTATACGATCAAGAAGTGGGTCAAGGTTGTCGAGGAGAATGGTTGGGAAGATGACCTACGTCAGTTCGTGTGGGACTCGTGGCAGGATTTGTATGCGACTGATCCCAGAAAGGAACGCAAATGGTAATCGTAGGATGTGACGTATCGTTGAACCATGGAGGGTTCTGTTGGTTTGATTCCAAGGGTGACGTATCTGGGTATCGGTTCTTCCATGATGTGATGAAGTTCGTGAAGGCCGATCCGGATCATGGTATCCACACTGGGATGAAGAAGGGCAAGGAAGAGACAGGTCTTGCCTATGATCTACGGAGAGCATCGAACTATCGACAGCTCTTTCAGACTCATGTGATTGGGTCTAACGTAGATGCTGATGCAGTGTTGGGTGGTGATGGTCCATTTCAGTTGCGGGATTCGTACTTCAGCATCGAAGGGTATGCCATCAATCAGGGCAAGAGCAGCACGAATCGTTTGCTTCAGATTGCGGAGTTGACGGGCATGCTTAAGGATGAGGTGTATCAGTGTGGTGGGAAGATGCGTATCCACGATCCTATGACAGTGAAGTTGTTTGCGTGCCATGGCAAGGCAACGAAGATGGAGATGAGAGCAGCGGCGGCAAACGTGGATGGTTTCCTGTTGCCGGATGAACTGTTCAAAGTGAAGAAGATCAAGGGTAAGGGCGAGGATTTGGATGGTCCAGGTACTGATGTGATTGATGCATACTGGTTGGGGAAGATGTTAGTGACTGAGATGATGTTGCGAAGTGGGATTCTTTTGATGTCGGATCTTCCAGAGAATCAGATCAAGGTGTTCAATCGGGTGACGAAGACATATCCGGTGAACATCTTGGCTCGCCCTTTCCTAGGAGCCACAGATGATTGAACAGATTCATGTGAAGAACTTTGAGTCTCATGAGGACAGTGTGTTTGATCTGTCTCCTGGGGTGAATGCGATAGTGGGTGATTCCCATGTTGGGAAGTCTGCCATTCGTAGGTTTTTTCATTGGATCAATACAAACCGTCCGTTGGGCACGGACTTCATCAAGAAGGGAACCAAGCGCGTGTTTGGTCGTGTCCAGTTTGATGATGGTGTGTTGACGCGAACGAAGACGGCAAAGACGGGCAAGTACGAATTGGATAGTGAGCCTGATCCGTTCAGTTCTT